TTCAGAGAATTCATTTTTATAGTACGCGGTATTTACTTTTGCTCCTTCGATGCCGTCTTCAATAGACTCAAAGCATTTCCATAGCGCGTAGTTTACCAAAAGAGGTTCTTGAAGGGACTCTGGTAATTCAGAAGGTACGTCTGTTGGGTTGACCAAAGGAGTAGGATTTTCGTAAAACTTACAAACTAGAGTCTTTGGTTCAGCTGGACTGTTTGCGTATATAATATTAGTTTTACGAGTAGTTATAAAGTTTACATCACCTTCATGCACGGTATTATCAATGTCGGGAACTTGCATGCGCAAGAGTCCCATAGAAGAAAGTACCTGAATCTCAGGGTTATCAGCAATATGCGCTGCGTACAAGTTTCTGCAGAAATTCCAGTCGCCTGGAATTTCTACAGAACTTGAGCTAGGGTTAGTAATAACTATTCCAGTTGTTTCCAAGTCAGGCAGCAACACAAGATACGCGCATCTACGCAAGCCACTGTTAATATGGTTCGCTAATATAGTAGGTGTATATGCTGCGTCTTGCAGAGTACCTTGAACTGAGGCCTGAAGCATGGAAAGAGTAGTCATGTTTACTCCGGAGTATTATTAGTTACAGCCTGATCTACCAAGTTTGCAGCAGCCAATCCTATGGTATCCTGAATATACGCCGTAGCATGTGCCGACTTAGTATACCCAAGAGTTACAACCTGGCCAAAGGTAATTGCGTCAGTAAGTACAAGGGTTACTGTTTTAGCCGAGCCATTAACAGTCACCGATACTACGTCGTTAGGAGTTTCACCTACAAGAACGGCGTAATCAGCAGGTACTGCTTTCTTGGTTTCATGCAGCGCTGTTTTTTCTGTATAGGTAAGCACAAGGTTCGCGCCATTTACCGTAGCAGTTGCAAGCACGGGAGCTGTAACGTCTATAGTATTATTCGTAACAGCCTGTTCTACAAGAGCCACAGCGGCATTACCATTTGTATCATATACTGTGGTATTGTCATATGAAATAAGTACTTCGTCACCAGCTTCAGCAGCACTGGCCAGGGTAAGAGTAATGGTATTAGCGCCATGCTTAATACGCGATACAGCTACAGGTGCTCCTGCCACTGTTACTGTGTAGTCTCCTACTACCGTAGTCGGCTTAAGAGACATATCTTCTGTGTATTTCAGCGTTATTGTTTTTCCTACGATAACCGCACTGGCGAGTACTGGAGCCACTGTACCATCCGCGAGTACTCGTGTCTGAACCAAGGCCGCGATAGAAGGCTCTATTTCTTCGTACGAGCGACCGCACTTAATCAGCAGGGTATTTGCGTCGGTATCCGTCATATCACAGACGCCTGAAGTAAAGTCATAGACCTCGGATAGCGTTGTAATAGTAGGCCCAGGCGGGGTACCCCTGAACTTAACTGTTTTCATGTAAGGATCCTCAAGGTTGAGTTTATGTAGCTTCTACCGCAAAAGCCCCTCACTCTGCTGAGTGAGGGGCTAAGGTACCATGTAATACGTACTAGCCGTTTAGATTGACAGAGGCATATACGTATCCAAAGCAAAGACGCCAAAGTCTTTGCTGTTGAACCGAGTTTTCTTTACGCCGTAGATAGAGCCTGCTGTAATAGCCAGTGCGTTACCACGGTCGTCAGTTTCCTCGTTCCAGGTATACCGCTGTGCACTTGAATCCTGGCCATACGAGATAAGTCCAGCCTGAGCACCGAGGAACAGAGCCCGAGCTGCCGGGAGGTTGACACCTACGCCGTAGTCATCGAAGGTTACGACGTTACGATGCTTATGCAGTACAACATCAGCGTACTCACCTAGGGCATTCTTATAGATCGGAGCATTTGCACCACGGTCTGTAGCCTTATGAATAGACAGCCAGTCGTTAGTAGAAGTACCGGTCCGCAGCTGAAAGGCCTGCAGGGTGTGCATAAGAAGTACATACTTCTTGCTGCCTTCTACGTTGAAAGGCTGAATCATGGGATCAACAGTTTCTGCAAGAGCAACCAGACGCTCCACGTCCATCAAAGAGATGATGTCGGTATTGATCAGGTTATTCTTTGCAGTTCCTACACCGCCATAAATAATGTGACCTACGTCGGGCGGGGTAAGAGCATTATTCGCGCGCCCTGTAAAGTTGAGCGGCTGATGGTATGCAGTACCAGTTCCACGGGCCCCAGACAGATAGAAGAACAGCTGCTCATCAAACTCTTCAGCCCACCAGGTAGACAGCGCATCGCGACCTTCTTTACGGAGGTTATACGGTACGCGCTGCTCGGACATCTTACCTTTGGACTTGGTGGATTTCCGCAGCTGGTCAATAAACAGCGAGTCGTTGAAAAAGGTAAGAGCTTCTTCACCAGTCGCATGACCTTCGATCAGCGCGTCGCCTTCAATACCAGGCTCGGAGAGTTTCATACGCAGGCCGATTGTTACTTTATCGCCAGCACCTTTGTTGAGTTCGTCCTTGAGGACGATCAGGTTATCCTGACCAGGCCCGATGAAGGGTGCGAAATACTGCTTCTTCGCAGCTTCATATGCCAAGGAGGTAGACCATCTTTGGACGGCCAAGGGATCATTAAGGGGAAAATCAGTCATAGCCATAGTAGGACTCCTTTTACTGGCCCGCCAAATAAGCTTCTTGTTCTTTTTCTGTCAGACTTGCAAAATCTTCTGGGCTCAAAACCTTATTCAAAGGACTTGGGGTTTCTGAGCTGCTATCTGGCATAGAAGACAAGGATCTAAAGGGCGTGCCGGCTTTGACCTTCGCTACAATCTCTGCTTCCAGTTCTGCGCGGAGGCCAGCTTTTATTTTTTCGATATCCGGTGCTCCGGTATCAACCTTTGCGTTAATCTTTGTTCTAGCGGCAGCAAGCATCTTAATAATTGACGCTGCTTGTTCACCCAAGAGGCTAGGTGTAGTCTCACCAGGCAGAATAATTTGCGTTGCAGGGTTCGTAAGATAAAACATATCCTCGTCAAAGCCGAGGTCTATAGCAAAATCCCTAAACTCCTGTGCAACGGGGGACTCAGGATCAAGTATACCAGGCACATGTTTTTCCATTTCGGCACTTGTTGTAGCAAACACTTGGCCTTGATACTCTTGGTACGCTTCAGCAGCCTGTTTAGCCTCGGCTACTTTACGCGTATAGTCCTGGTATTTTCCATGAGCTTTGATATACTTCAGAGCTTCAGCGGGCTGGTCTTCGGTCAATGCGTCAAATTCAGCGTCAGTAAGCTCCTTGAATGACTCGAACTCACTGGGAACGACTGGTTCCACAGGTGCCGCCTTAACAGCATTAACTTGGGCCGTAAGCGCTGCTATCTGCTCTTTGAGGTACTTATTCTCACCGCGTACCTCGTGTACAGCTGCTACTGGTACAAAGCCTTTAGGGGGCTTCGTAGTAGCTTTATCGTCCGCCTTGTCCTCTGTTTTATCAGCGGGCTCGGTAGATACTACAGGTTTCACGCCGTCGTCGGACTTTACATCAGGCTTCGACTCGGGGACAGCCGGAGTACTCCCTGTGCTTGGTGTAATGCCGCGCAGATCGTTTTCAGAAACCTCAGTGGTACCCTGAATAATAGTTACTTCAGGGGCTACAGGGGTTACTGATGCATCTGTAGTAACAGATGCAGAGGCCTCTGTAGATGCTACGGTAGTACTTGATGCAGTTTCCATAGTTACTCCTGTTTAACGTCTCACTGGACGAGTACTTGTTTTACACCGCTAGGGTGAGTTAAAGTCCAGCACCTGGGGCGCTGGGGAAAATCGAGTCAAAGTTTTTACGATATACGTCATCCGCTTTCGGATCAATCTGCATATTCCAACGAAAATCGCGGCCTGTCGGAAGCTCCCTATGAGACTTAAAAAACTTTTCTTCATACTTAGCATGCTTTCTTTCTTGTTCGGGAGTCACTGTAGTTTACCTCCTTGAGCTTGTAAAAGTTCTTGACCAAGTTTGCGGCCAGCTTCCCAGTCATCGCGCTCAGTAGTCCTAGCTGCGGCTGCAGCCTCGCTACGGAGTTTCTCCATTTTCGCGATGCCTAGGTTAATTTGCATTTCTCGTTCTCGGCGTGCGAAGTCTGCTTCTTCTTTTGCGGCTGTATTCTTAGCCTCTTCCTTCTGAGCAAGTATTGCTTCCTGTTCGGCTTTAGGCAATTCAGGATCAATTTCTTCTATTCCAGTAGCTGCTCTAATCTGCTTAAGCAGCGCATCTTTACTAGGAATATCTGAGATCTCAAAAGCGACGTTAAGCAAGGGACCAACCGCTTCTGGCGGTGCTTTATTTATGGCGCTGAATAAGAGCTCCATATTCTTTTCACGCATTGTATCGGTCATCGGTGCTGAGGATACAACGATATCAAAAGTAGATTCAGCGATATTGTTTCGGGTCTCAATTATGCCAAGATTCTCATTGTAGATTCTTTGGTTTATTTCTACAAACTTCTCAGCCCCAGATATCCGGTCTACGACGCGAAGTACTTTGGGGCCCGTCCATTCGGACTGAACCATGGCCAGGGTAAGTTCCCCAAGACGTTTTTGGGAGTACTTAGCGTTTTCTAAAAGAGACGCGGTAACCGGTGCGGCAAGCTCCATCTTCCGCTCCAGAGCTACTCCAGACTGAAGCTTCGACTCTTTACCCAAAGCCTCGTCGTTCGTTCCTACTATTTCCTGGATCTCTCTCTCGGACTGAAGCATAAGGTCTATCTGCGCGGGCGCTAGGTTCGCGAGTTCTTCTATCTCAAAGGTTCCTTTCTTGCCTTTATTCAGAATTACCAAGCCGTTGACTCTATTTGCTTCGTCATAAGCTTTATTTAAGTCTTTCGCTGATCCTTCTTCTGCAATTATCCTGCGGTTACTGATCAAAGCAAGGGCCATAGAGCGGCGCTTATTTACTTCCATAAGCTGCTCTTTAACCTGTCTCGGTACACCAAAAGGACAGTTAAAGCGATCTAGGTAGCCCACGAAGGGAGCGAAAGGATACTTATCGTGCGCATACGGAGACGGTACGTCCTGTAGCAGTAAGTCACTTGCAAAAGTAGCTACGCGCATCTTCTTTACATGCGCTGTTACAAGCTCTTTAGCCTGTTTAATGATTGAATATTGGCTAGAGATACCTAAGGTATTATCAAGGTCTATAACACGCGAGTCGGGCATAACTGCAAAAGTAGATTTAGTGATCTTTGTATACCACATCTCTACTGGCCGTATGCGTTTTCTACCAGAGTTGACCCAAGAGTTAGATGACAGCAGTCTGTGATATTCTTCAATCGCTGTACCTTGGTCATCAGTAATGTCCGGGACATAGTGTGTCCGAGACAGCTGTGAAAATTTGTCCAGGAGTTCTTTTCGTTTCTCTGGAAACAGCATTATTACGTCTTCAAGGTTTTTCCAGCTAGCCGTAAAAAAGTATCTGCAAGTCTCTTTATCGAGCCATGGGGATGCGTACGGGTCCCACCAGCAAGAATACCAAGGTTGCTGTCTCCAGCCGACTACTTCGTTTCTCGGATCCGGGTTTTTGAATACCTCAATACATCCATAACCAGCTGTAATTTCATCATTAAAAGCGGCTGCAGTCTTTTCTGCTCCACCGTTTTGTCTTTAACAAAAGCAAAGGCCTCGCTCATAACCTGGCCAAGCTCGCTATCTGACTTTGTGCGGCCTTTAGCGATAATGTCCTGTTGGTTCTTAATAAAATTACCGTGGATAAGATTCAGTATCGGAAATATCCGGTTAATAGTAAGAGGGTTAATCCCTTTAGAAACCAGTCGATTAAAGGCTGCCCGTGTCCACGCTTTACCATCACGAAACTCATAGTCTTCCCAGCTTTGACGCCGCCAGTCTGAGTGCGCAGACTGGGACTCAGCCATCCACTGAAGAAGAACTTTAATATCGACTGGCGTTTCTATTGAGCCCATCGTTCCTCCTCGGACCGTTCAAACTCTTCGCTAGCTCCTACGTCGCCTCTAATATACAGGCATAGGTATTGCAGAGCATCGTGGGGATGTGAATACTTATTCTTATCGGCCTTGTTGTGAAACTTCGTAGACCCTGCAAGCTGAATCCGTCTCAGCTTATACCCACCGTTAAAGCCTTTAATTAGTACTTTACAGTCAGGATGAACAAGAAAGGCCGGCTTACCATCCCGCATCTGTTGTAAGTAGTACCGAACTGCTTCCCACCTGACCAGAGGGATATTTGTATTCGCAGCTTCTGCCTCTATACCGAGGTCGGAGAGCTCTTTGAAGACTGTCTGCTCATCTGTGTCTGCGCGCCGGTTACCCGCTGGGTCTCCTACAAAGTTCCAGTCACAGGAGCTATACTTAGCCCGTAAGGCGGGTAACAAAACCTGCTCCGAAAACTGCTTGATACCCATACCCTCAGCTACAAACTCTTCCAGAATATGAACAGCTCCTTTCAGCGTTTCCTGTCCTATAATTGCGGAAGGGGTAAGTCCAAAATCCAGTCCGATAATAATCGGCCAGTCTTCAATGAGCTTAATAGTATCAGAAACATGAATCGGGCTGATCCACTGTTCTGCGTAGATAGCTTTCCCGTCCTCTACGCTTCCATACTCATTAGCAAGATTCACCGCTATCCACTCCGTACTTTTACCTTCTTGCCCGACCATATAGTAGTCCGCAGGAAGGTTATGCACATTCTCGGCCTCTGGGTTCTCGACCCATTTACCTGTCCAAGTTGATAAGTCCCCGTCTACTATAAGTTCTCGTTTAAGCCCACCAGGCTGCCTGAAGAATGACCAGGAGGGTGGTTTTACTATTTCAGCCATCTCGTACAGCCAGTGTCCGTCGTCACAAGCGTTGGTGTCTCCTAGCATGCCGTGCCAGCTCGGGCCTCCGTCCATTGCCGATGGATACCTGCCGTGTCGCAGATCACACATATCGACTACAGACTTGTCTAGTTCCTTTATCTCGTTCAGCCAAAAGAAACTCGCTTGTAGGCCTCTGAGTTTCTTTACCGCTGCGGGACGATCTAACGCTATGAAAATAAGCTCTGCCTGAACTATGGACTTATCCCGTAGCCTGAATTTCAATGTGTGGCTAGGTGGCGATATTCCACCTGCTTTATAGTGTCCTAGCTCACCAAAGAGCTCTATCCAGTCTTTTACAGTTGTCGTTAATAGGTCAGGAAACGTATTCCTGATAGCCACGCATCTTGTCTTTCTTATGCCTTGTGCATTTGGTCTTTGCTCGCACAT